AGTAAAACTAACTGATGAAGGAACATTAATAAGAGTTACGCCAAGCATTGCGCTATCTAGTAGTTCTCGTGAAACACGGTCACGGAGTGCCTGTGGGATACTCACAGATGCGGCACCATCCGTAAGGTATTCCGTTTGTCTGTCAATAACCGTCGCTGTAATAGAAGCACCAGTGGAAGATGACCCAAGGTAAGAAACAGTAGCCTTGGAAACACCCTGAGTTACTAGGGCAATATCGCCAAAATCCGACAAAGTTACAGCGCCATTACGGGTACGCACGATGCTAGGAATGACTTGTTTAATAGAGTCAATTGTTTCAAAGTCTAAACCACCACCAGCCGCAAAGAGGTTAGTAACATCAGTGATTGTTGGGTACAAACTGTTACCAATAGTAGTGATTGTCTCAGCCGCGACATTACCAATAGACCCAGCGGATTGAATGTAGGTAACTGTGATTGGTGAGTTAATTGGCGGAATGCGCCCGTTGATCCCATTACCAAATACAACCTGAGTAACTCCCGAGGAGGTGACCGTTACTGAGAACACTGAATCGTCAGGACCATACGGAATAAGACTATTAACTCGTGTCCAAGTTTTAATTTCTCCAAATGAACCCTCAGCAACATTAACAACTATAGACTCAGCATCTACACTTTGGCGATAGATATTAAATCTTTGACTAGCGTTACCATCACTCTTAGTTGAGTTACTATTACCATCTGAAGTAACAGATTCATTTGAATACCTGACACCCTGTCGCACAACAATAGTACTTGTTGAAGATGCTGGAATAATTGTTGATGTTTCGTTAAAGAAGTAAAGACCGTTTGTTGATACAAATGGGGTATTTTCTAAGATAGTCACGGATGCCGCACCACTGTTGGTAAGCGTCAAAGTAGCGGTTGATGAACTCATATAATTAGGGGTATAACCATAAAGGTTTGCCATTGCCAAGACGCTTTCGCGCTGTGTAGCAGTTGACAAAAATGCTTCAGTAGATGCCCTGTCAATATAATAATGCATAATGTCTGCGTTGTACGCCCATAGGTCAATTAGCGATGACATAAAATCTGAGGCGGCAACTCCCGACCATTCGGGAATAGAATTAGAGGCTCGTGCCTGAAGAGACGAACGAATAGCGTTGTAGTCTCGCGCTGTGTAGTCAAAATTAGGCATAAATATCCTCGCTCAAGAAGTCGCTCACACTTAGTGTAACACTAGATTTTTGTGATGGTGATATTTCGTAAAATACAGATATATAAACAGATGTTTGTTCGCTCCCCATTTGTTCTGGATCATTGCTTGAAATAACAATATCCATAATATTTACACCACGAACATTGTTAGAGATTTCTCGCATAGCAACCTCTTTAAAATCTTCCCAAATAAGGGGATCAATTAATTCATAAATCATGGAGTATGCCCCAACACCATAATCAGGGTTCATGACGCGCTCTTCATTAGACACCGATAGGACATCTAAAATTTGTTGTTTAATAATAGAATCAAAATCACCTACAGTAGCAACTGATCCATTTTTAAATTGAAATGGTAAATATATTGCTTTCATTTAATATCACCTTGTGAATTCTTATATAAAGCATAGACGCACCATGAGATATAACTGCTCGTAATAAATGCTCCAATAAGTATTACTGAAAATCCTCTAAGGATTACCTTAAACATAAATATCCTCCATTTGCCTAGATGCTCGCCAGGTGCTATCCACAAACGCCGATTCTGGCACCTCGGGCATAGTTGATTGCATGGTCATATACGCATTGATATCATTAGTGTCTTTTCGTGACACTGTTATTTGAGTAAAGAATTCATCACGAGTAACTGTATGTGTAACTTCTTTTACATACCAAAAACCTTCAAAATTAGATTCAAAATTAGATATGCTGACAATCCCACCTGGGAGAACTCCAGCAGTCCCAGTAAGTGATAACTGTGCGGTAAGGGTATTAATGCCACGATTGTGTGCGGACACGAGAGTGTCTGCCATAGTGGTGGAAGTTGCGTTAACACTGACGCTGTCAGTAATACCTAAATCAATCTGTTTACCAAATCCCGTGGTCTCGTTAAACTTATTTGATGTATAAGTTTTACCTTGATTATCTAATACAGTTGCTGATACTGAATGTGTGCTTAATGGCTTAATAGAATCACCAAAAATACCCTGCATTGATAAAATTACTGCGGGGTATGTTCTAGTATCACCATTACGCGCTTTAATATTCTTGAGTTGGTGATACGAGATTTGTCGGCCCAGTGAGTTCATAGGGTTCCATACATGTATATGAGTACCATGCATTGATACAGACAATCCGTACATACTGGCAACTTTGTTTAAAAACTCCCAATCTGATTCTTCCGACTGAATGATACGGGGGTATGCGAATGGTTCAGTCACAGAAGAAACACTGAACTTATATTCGTCTGCCAAGGTTGTCGCAATATTTTGAATAGATGCGTTTTCCCACAGCCGTGTTTTCTTAGCGCGCATTTTGTATGATGCGCCCATACACACAAGTTCAACTAGTTGAAAAGTGCTTCCATTAATCACACCGTCAGAGTTTCTAAATGAAGGTTCAACCGAAGCAACATACCCACAGAATTCATGCTTGTCTATACCAAAACCCCAGTAACAAAGGACGGGCTTAGATAGGTATTCTGTGAGTAGTTGTGGTGGCACACCAGCCACACGCACACGCAGGATATCATGCTGATTTTCAGCAAGACCTAATTCAATTTGAACAATAGACATATATCGCATAGGGGCGTTGTCTATCACAAAGTTGATGTTTGGTGATATGCGGCTATGCGATGTAAAAATCATTTAAGTGGAATCCGAACTAGTGTTCCCACGGGGATTTCATCAGGGAAAGGAACATGAGAGTTTATGTCTGCAATCTCCCAGTAGCGTTCTGAGTCATGAAGGGCACGGAAGGCAATGCGATCAAAGGTATCACCTTCTACTGAGGTGTATGTGTAGTACCTTGAGTTACCCCCATATCTACGGGTAGATATGTATGCCCCACTACCATCAGGCGATGATTGCGTGGAATATCGTGATATTGATTGTACAAACGCCATATTAGAGAGTCCAATCCCAGCATCTAGGTGTTAGTGTTTTTTTCTTTAAAATGTCGCTCATGTTTAACTTAACTGACCAATCATGACTCAGATTGCGTTGAAATTGAAATGTCTGTGACATATATTGTCTGCGGTTGTTTCCGTATAAAACTTAATTATCTTTGAAAATGTTGATTTATCAGAACTACCTGGTTTAGAAATAGTTGCAGAAAAATGTACTTCAAAGTCCATAAGTATTTTTGTAGTCTTCCAATTATCAGCATTAGAACCTTCTAAATATAATTTGTTGGCAAATAAGTCTGACGCACCTGAATCTTTAAACACATTGTTAGGTCTATTATCGTGACTCGGTATTTTATTTGTATCATCACTTCCATACCTAGCCCATTTTTTCCATTCTTCAAAAGTTGTTGCAGTTGCCTTTTCTCCCTCAACATTTAATAAAAGAACATCACGAGATACACTGTACTTTTTAGTCCCTGGCCCTATTTTCTGACCTGATGTTGTTTTCTTTTCAGGGTCAGCATTTGCAAATTCTTTTTCTGTTCCTACAAATTGTCGCCATATTTTAACTTTTGGAGTATGCTCAATTTTTACATCGTATTGCCTTTCAAAGAACAATTTAGAAATACCCTTGTAAACTGGTGCATCTCTTGGTCCTGATTTAAGAGTTACAAACCCAGCAACTAGCAAAAAGGTACCATAATGTAATATTTCCCAAACATCCTTGTAACCTTTCCACTGTCCGACAGGATTGTATGATTTGTGCTCATCGGGGTCCCCAAAATAAGCAGTTTTAATGAGTTCATCAAATGCAGGGTGATCTGAATCGCTAGTACCACCAAGTGCTATTTGGTACATTCCCGAATCTTTAACTGCCTTTACAAGTACATCATAATCAGCACCTTTTTTATCTTCAGGTAATGTGTCACCACCACCACCACCACCACCAGAGGTTGGCGGTGCGGATTTTATTTTACCTAGTGCTTGTGTTAGGTATGTATCTTTTTGTGCAAATCCAATGTATTTTGCTTCAACCGTCACATTAATGGTACACATAGTAGGAACCATTTGAGTACTAAATTTAGTGAAGTTAACAGATGATGATTGAATAAAACCATCAACCATGAACATGGCTGAGAAAACAATACGAACAGGCGTACTAACTAGAAAAGCACTGTTACCCTTAATTGATTTAAACGCATCAGATGCTACTTGTTCTGAAATATAATTAGTATTACCAGATGCACCTGATGAAGAGTCCGCAGGTTCCCAGGTACTAGAAACACTGGTAATTTTAGACAGGGCAGAAATAATATCTTCAGATATACCTTGACCAATAACACTGTCCATAACCATTAGGTCTGCAAGCACACCAATTTGCCCTACATCCTGGGGGCCTGGTGGTTTACCTACATTCTTATCCGCTGGCCTGTCTCTGTAGTTTTTCTTATGATTATTAACTTCCATTTCTCGGTTAAGCATGATATCAAAAGAGAAAGTGGCATTACCAGGAGTTGCTACTGAGAACTGTCCCGGGTCTTGAAATAGTATGTTTGTCATACCACTAGAAAGTGAGACACTACGCATAATACGCTCAGGGTTAAACTGAAAAAAGAAGCGTCGGTTAGGGAGACCTTTTGCTGCACTAGTTGGTACTTCATTTAATAAGCACCGCATAAACCCACGCTGTATTTTACTTGCATTTGGAGAAAATAGTCTTTGATCTCCGTCAAGACCAATATTTCTACGCCTATCCTGCGCTCCAGGTACGACCGAACCCGGGAACATAAACCTAGGGTTGTCGTCAGTAGTGCGAGTGAAACTATTGTGATTTCCAGGGCCAGTAACTCCATTTTCTAAGTTGTACCACTGGTTTGTTGTATAAGACTCATTTGCCTGTGCCATTATGCGTTCCTCATATTCCTTAATCGCATTTCGCGCTCAATAATCATTGTTACCTCACGAGCAATAATCTGTGCGTCAGCCTGCGGATTACCACTTCCGTTTACATTAATTACTGGTGAGATGTTAAAAGTTGCTCCACCTTGGAAAGTAGCACTTCCACCACTACGGGCAGACCCCATTGCTACAGGGTCACCTGTTTGGGCAGAACTAGTCTGAGGTATCTTGCGTGACTGAAGCACCTCTGCCATAACCTTGTTGCCACCCCAACCGGAATACATCTTGTTCACGGCTTCTGCGACAGCATAAGGATCGTTACTATTATTTGTTAGGGCGTTAATAACACGCTTACCGTAGTTCTGCATATGGAACACATTCATACGGAGACCTTGCTCATAACTAGCAAAGTTCTTTACACCTGATCCATCATTATTAAACTTTGACCATTGCCCCAATGCCACATCGGCGGGGTCTTTTGGAGCACTCTTAACAGCCAATGGGTTATACGCCGCACGAGTACCCTCACTAGCAATCCATGCTGACATGGCTTCTAGGTTTGAAGCAGTCACGGGTGCACCAACACGATTTAAGAAATCAGTAGACCATTGTTGGATGTCAACACCACTACGGGCCATACCTCCATTAGTAAATGCGCCAGTAAACGCTCCTGATGTACTTGTCGCTGTGCCAACGCCTCGTCGTCGCCGTGGGCTACCCGAACCACCACTTAGACCAGTAGAGCCAAGGAAACCACTCGCTCGGAACGCAGAGATAGCATCAGCCATGCTCATACCCGCAAAAGATGCAGTAGTTACGCCTGCGTTAGTTGTACCACCACCTCCGTAAGCACCATCAGTGTGTTCAGTTCTTCCAGATGAGACACCTCCTGATGACATTGGCTCACCACCCCAAGGGCGGCCCTGCTTTTCGTATTCAGTACGACCATTAGGAAGTTCCGATGGCTGGACATGCCAAGGCTCCCCCATACTTTCAAAGTGCTTCAAACCAAAGCGGGCGGCATTAGCGGTAACCCAACTCATGTCACCAGTTAAGTCAGCCGCAAGACCAATTTCGTGCATTGAGCGACCAGGGGGAGCGGCTTGAGCACCACTCACATGCTCCCAGTAAGAGCCATCCCATTCCCAGTTCTTTTTACCTTCAGCATCCACAGGGCTAGAGGTCTTACGATAACGCGAGCGGAACATAGTTTCTTGGGCGGCTTTACTACGGTAACCTGTACCCAATCCAACTTTTCCACCAGATGCGGCAATTAGTTGATCCACACGCTGTTGCATGGTAGGGTGCATTTTCCCTGAACCACCCGATGTGTTTGGATCACCAGTTTTACCCATTGAGGGTAGATTACGACCAGGACCTGGGTCACCAGCAGCAGGAGCATCCATAGCACCACCGAATGCAGTTGCAAGACCACCAAGTATCATTAATGGCACACCAACAGCGGCGCCAACACCAGTGGTAGAAATAGCCGCACCAGCCATCATTGCGGCTGGACCTAATGCTTTAAGTATACCACCAGTCGCCTTTCGCTGAGGCTTGGTTTCAATAGCCTTACCAACAATTCCTGAAAGCCTATCCTCAAGTCTCCCAAATGCCTGTTCAAGGCTTTGAGTTGTCTTTTCAAGTTTGGCAAAGTTGTCCTGTTGACGACCATAGAAATCTTCTTCGCGCCCAGTTTTGACGCGCGTGGTTTCTTCAATTTGTGTAGCGAAGTTGTCTTCAATACCGACAAACTCCCTCTGAGACTTGCTAGAAGGGTCATACATACCCTTGCCACCCTTAGCACCATACTGCTGGTTTGCCATTGCATATTGGATAACTATGTCTTGAGTGGCAGAGTCAATACCCATATCTGCTAAGCGGGAACGCGTATTACTACCTTGCTGTAAGGCACCGCCAGGGTTTCTGAGATTAGTTAAACCTGATGCTCGCGCTAGGTTTTGGATAACTTCAGTACCACTACGCTGACCACCCCCAGGCATATATAGACTTTGACCAGTCATCATGAACATGCGGTTAGTAGTTTGGGCGCTACCTAAACTAGTAAGCATATTAGTAACACCCTCAGCACCGAGGCTATATCCCGATAGAGCATTTAAGCCCTCAACAGTGGATGCATTACCAAGAGCACTAATACCAGTAGATGCCTGCATTCCCATTAAGGCATTAATACCATTAGTACCGAGGCGGTAGTTAGTTAATGGTTGGCGGTAAGCATTACGGACACCAGCATTACTGAGACCAGTAATTTGTTGATACATAACTGACATCTTGTCGGCTGATGATGAATATTCATAACCTCGCGCAATACGCGAATCCATTGCCGCAACACCAGCGCCAACCACATTACCAATAGCCATTGCCGCACTCGTGAATGCTCCACCACGACTTTGTTGCATTACCTCCATCGCAGACATGCGACGATTACCACCACTTGCGGCTGGATCAAGACTGTAATTAGTGTTACTACTAGTGGTGGATGTTGGACCACTATTAACCATTACTGGGTGACCTTGGCTACCCTGAGCAACACCAGTGGTGACACCCCCAATAGCGCCAACATTAAGCCCCTTTAGAGCGGCGGCGGCTTTAGTTCCTTTGGCAGTAATGGCATCTAATGATCTAGCAACACCAGCAAGAGCAACCGACAATGAAGTTGCCTCCCGTGTCATCTTTGCAAGACGACTTCCTCCGCCAGTGATTGGGGTAGGGGTAGCGCCATTTCCTGCTATGTTTGGTTCATTTGGCGGTGCCATGACTACCCTCCATTACTTTGCCACCGTGCTAACTTTCCCCAGAACAGCCGTTCTCTGACGGGCATGTTCTTTACCTCATTTAAAGAAAATCCTTTGTAGACAGTGGCTATGGAGTTGTATTCCCAGTATATATTATCAATATTAACCGAATAAAAGTGAGACCCAGTCAAACATCAATGTAATCTCCTCATTACAGTGTCCGCACGGGGCATTCACCTCCCGAGGACTCGGGCCTACTTTGGCGTTGAATACTGCACTGATAATGGTAGAACGATCTGCAATGCTTAGATTTCGTGCCCATTGTTCTTTATTAGTAACATCAATCTGAGCGCAACGGGCGATCATCATGGTGTTTTGTTGCGCTGTATTTTTACCTGAACGACCAATCTTGGCGCTGTCATCTGAGTTGGGGTGATTCAAGTTAAGTGTTGAACCATCCCTGAGGATAACTTTGATTTGCTTGCGGACTGACTCTTGATCTCCCTCAATTGGGAAGTCAGAGTTCAGGTCAATAAGTAAATCGTTTGATTGATTGCAATGTGGGCACGAAACTTTGAATTCTCGCGTTTCGCCGTATGTAGCGCGAATAACTGCCAAGAATAGTAAGTCACGATCTCCAATAATCAACTCGTTGAGAACTACTGGAGTTTGCTTAATTGAGATATCACCAATTGATACAACAACGCGCTTCAACAAGGCAAGTACATACTCACCATAGTTAGAAGTTGTTCGGGCTTCCATACTGGAGAGGAATTCTTCATCCTCACCAGTCATCTCCCGGACGATTGCATTTGTAACCCAATCACTTCCTATTTTAATTCCACGAATAAGTTCAACACCCGTATTGGGTGACTTAGGCATGGTTGGCGCGCTCTCCATAGAGATAGCGTCAAAACTTTGGACATTTGTTGTCATGTAATGCTCCTTGTTAGGTACTCATAATATACACCCTAATGAGTGTTATGTATCAGACTGCGACTGGGGTTGTGGTTGGGGTTGAAGTTGCGGGTTCGTTAGTTGGATTCCAGTTAATTTCAAAACCTTCATGGTTAACCGTCATCTGCTGGATCATGATTGAACTATTACCAGCGTTGAGGTCACCTAATGCATAGCCAGCGGGCCATGCATTATAGATTGTGAATTCAAGTTTCTTATTACCAGGAGAGATAACACGACCCAATGACCCTGGGTCCTGTGAATAACCAGCATTACCAGAACTATCTGCTGCTGCTGCTGTGAATGGGTGGTCATAAACAGTAACAATAATGTTACAACGGTAATCATTACGGCTACCAGTACTACCAGCATCATCAGCAAGAGCACCTTGAGTCCAAGAATGCATGAATTGCTGCCAGCGCCACAATTGGTCTTGTCCTTCAAACACGCCACGACTGAAGGTAATGGGGTTAAAGTCTGACTGACCAATCATCTTGTGTGGATGGGTATTCATACCACCTTCACGATAAGGGATCATTTCGTTAGTAACGCTTAGTCCAGTAACAACGGCAAAACCAAGATTACCAATGTTCGGGGTAGCGGTTTCCAAAATTCCCGTTGGGACAATCTTTACCGTGAACTTAAAGTCACGCAATGGATCGGTACGAGTTAATACTGCCATGTTTCTCCTTAGATAGTTTCAATGGTGGTACTTCCACCAAGCCATTGACTTACATTAATAACAATAAATTCCGCTGGGTACAACAACGATACACCAATTTGTACATTCACTTGTCCGTTACTAATAGATGTTGCTGTGTTGTTTGTGGAGTTACATACAACAAAGAATGCCTCGCTCGGGGTACGACCCTTAAGTCCACCCGATCCCCACAAATCAGCCAAAAACTTGTTAAGTTTTACAGTAATGCTTGACCACAAACGCGAATCGTTGGGTTCAAAGAGAGCAAACTGAGTGAGTTCTTTTGAACTGTTCTTAATATAGTTTAAAGTACGACGAACAGGAATGTATTTGTCAGCCTTACCCAAGTTCAAAGTACGAGCACCTTGGATAATAATTCCAGCGCCAGGAACTGCCCTAAAAGTATTAACACCTGATTCGTACAACAATCCGACTGTTGCTTCTGTAAACGGAGTAACAAGTCCGAGAGCATTACGAACCTCAAGGCTGTAACCTGCGGGAGCCTTAGCAACTGTGCGCTCTACCTCAGTACGAGCAAACATACCAGCAACTGCACCACCTGGGAATGTGTCACGGATTGCGCCAACACCAGTCTTAGTGGGATCGGTCATCTTCAACATTGGGTAATACACTGCGCCATAACCCTGATCAGAGTTATAGGTGTTAGCCACTGCTGAGATACCAACCTGCGTGGTAAGTGACGGGTCTGGGTCAATAATCACAAATGAATCACCGCGAGTAGCGGCAACTGCGAGTGCTGACTTGACAATTTCAGAACGGAATTGACCAACTGCGTTAATAATAAGAGGTTCAGGAATATCAATCAAATTATTAAAAGCCGTAGAGAATGGGGTGTCCCAATCTGCTGGTGCGGCTGATCCGACAGCGGCAGTACCTGCATTACCACCAGTAAATGCTTTATTTAAAGCAAATCCAGCAACGCTCGCTCCTGTATAAGTAAACCCAGCGGATGCCGATGTCTGTGCGGCAAAATTAGTAAGATTTACATATGCAGAGTAGTTGTTAACAACAATTGGAGCATAACGGCTACTGTTTGGTGATGGACTGAGTTCATTCCATAATTCAACTTCTACACCATTTAGTTTAACCGACAAGTTAAATGTTGGGAAGTTATTTGAAGCCACATCTAATGTGGTGGTGCCAGCAGTTGTGGTTAGCGTGATGTCATTACCAAAAGTACCTGGATCAAGCGCCGTGGCACTAAACAATGAGGCTGACGCAGTAGTGCTATTTGGCTGGTAGTACATAACTGAAGCAGCGGTGGCATTGACTGCGTTAGCGTAAGTAGCGCGAGATACATAACAACTACGACCACCATTGGCAAAGAATTGATACACGGCATAACCCAAATCATACAAGGTGTTAAGGTCACCAAATTGGTTGGTATATGCGGACCATGAGGTAATCAGGGTTGGAGTAAGTGGTCCACGAGGGTTAATACCAACAAAAGCCGCAGTAGCGGTTCCGTTGTCTGCTCGTGCAATTGTCTTTAACGGAGATTCTGTTACATAGACTCCGGGGCGGGTATAAGCCATGAGTAATCCTCCAGTGGATTATTTAATAGGTTTCGGTCAGGTTGGAGTTCATATAAGAAATACTACTACTAATTGTGGCAACTCGCTTAGAGGCTACCATACTTGTAGTTGTCATTTCTGCGGACATTTTTAAAGTATACACTTTTCTAAATATCCTCTTTCGGTAGCCAGCCTCAGGGTCAAGGAGGTCGGCTGTAACCCAATCAAGGAGATCAAATCTGCGGATGGTTCCATCCTCAGGTACATCTATAAAGCCATAACGCAAACGAGCGCGACTATGGAGCATTTGAGAACTAAGTTGGCGGTCATGCAATGCAGAGCGGGTGTAAGTAGACACCTGATATAGGATGTCTACTGGTACAAATTCATTGGTGGCAACCATAGAAGCAGACGCAGCAAATTGTGTAAAATTATAGTGCTCGCTAGGCCAGTATTGAAGAGCGTTTGGCCCCGTATATTGCAAAGAAGCGGCTCCGCTAGTGGAAGCATATAACTGTACTTCTGAATGCTGACGATCCAAGGCATGAACAATGTCAATCATTTCAATGGTAATAAATGGGTAGGTGCGCTCTGTGTCACCCTCAGGGTAACGGAAGAACACCTGTACGGGTCGTGCGGCATTCTTATCATCTGTTACGGTCATACCCGAGAAACGGGTCTTTACAGCGGCATCTTCTGCTAAAAGGAATCCGGGGTTAGTCATTACATAACCTCTTCTAGGGCATTGTCTAGGATTTTAGCCAGAATGTCTCCGCTATTTGCCATTGAACGAACACGCCCACCAGCACCACTATTAGGACCACCATACTCAAGTTCCATGTACTTTTGCTCAATGTCAGAGCCACCCTGTACGGAATATGAAAGTGATTGACCATCCGTAGAGAGTCCAACCGTGAGGTGGGAAGCAATATCAGCCCACTCGGGGTACATACTTAGATTAGAGCGCGCCTCTTTTTCGTACTTTTTAATACCGTCCATGACAGCCTTATTAAACTTATTGTTCTTACCATTAAAGGATTCAACCATCTGAACAATCGGATCATCTTCAGAGATAGGTATTAAAGAATCTTTATTTGCCATAGATTTGATGCCAAAGGTATAGAAAGACATAACTACCTCCTTTGAGAATCTAGGCAATGTGCATTGAAGACGCGCATCTCCAATACATGTATTTTATCCTAAATTTGCTATTGATGTGGGCCAAGGAAGGTCAGATACTGAATAAGCCGCAGGACCTGGGTCATTGACCATTTCCTGAGAGATGTAGGTCTCAATACCCTCAACAACGAGCATGACATCATCTCGGGCGCGACCACGGACTCGGTAGGACACCACGCTAAAATAGCGCCCGTCATACTGGAACATGTCGTTAAGGCGGTTTTGGTATTCCCAAGGGGCAGAAATACCAGCGGCTCGGAAGTCATCAATAGATGCCACAAAGTTAGTTAATTGAGTGGGCTGACGACCCTCAGGAATAGCGCGCTTCTGATCCTCAGATTCCGTAATCATCAGGACAGGAACGACTACACCAGTCTTGTAGCGACGACCACCATTACCATAGGTACCTTCGTCGTAAACATCATCGTAGAGGCTGGATGCTGAGGCGCTAGTGCCCAATGGTACAAACTCATACCATACAATGGCTTCGCCAGCCTGAGAATGGTATGAGCGGTAATGCTTCCTGATAACGGATAACTCTCTGCGGACATCCATGGTTATCAGTAATACGCGATGTTAGAGAATGATCCAGTAGGAATTGCGCCGTCAATAAGAACATCCGTACGGAGGTCCTCTTCCTTAGCCTCATTTTCCACAACACCTTCATCAATAGCGGGCCATAGGCGTTCAGGCATTGTGTAATCACCAAGTTCGCGCGGGCGGTACAAGGGAACAAGGTAGTTCGTGGTACGCGAGTTACGGCGAAGGGTGAACACTTCAATACGGTCAAAGCCGATATTAAGAGCGGCGGCATGTCGCTTGTATTCGCCTTCCCACTGCGCCAGTAATGATTGCACCATACGGAAACGCTGGCTGGCTGGGATGTGGATTGATTCTGAGGTCATAACATCAATGTCACGACTGAACTCAGTCATTAGCGCCCAAAGTGCTTCGCAGATCGTGGCAATGCCGATGGCGTTAATAACAACATCAGACATTTCTTCAAGTTTATATTTTAGGTTAACCGTGTGTTTTTCAACGGCGCGCTGGGCGTAAAAAGAAAGATCATCTGGGGTAACCCATTCATAATAGTAACCCTCAACTAACAGTGTCGTGCTTGATGACAGCGTGTTAGATAATCGGACAACACCATTACGGGAGTCAATCGTGTATTCGCTGGGAGCCAATGTTGAGGCTGATCCTGAGCCTGAATACTTGGCAACCCAAATAGTGCTGGTGTCAATGTTGATATGACCCAACTCATATGTGCGACCTACTACAGGAAATGATACCTGAAAGAACTTCGGAAAGTCCCGTAGATAGGTTCTTGCAATTGTTTCAACATCTGTGATGGTTGCCATGAACACCTATCCTACTATTGATCGCCGGAACCTGCTCCCGGAATTGAGTCTTGGGCGGCCTGATTAACGCCAGGTTGGGTATCACGCAGTCGGTGGACCATAAAACCGCGCTTCAGAATGATCTGCTCCGCGGCAACATTTTCAATTGGTTCAATAGGTGTATCGCTCATGTGTGGCGAATAAACCAGCGAACGCGAATGCTTTTAGAAAGAATACTAAATGCATTAGTGGAACCAGTACTGCTCGTAGTACCTGCAACAGTACCCACATTAATAGTAGTAGTTGTACTACCAACAGGAACAGTAATATTAACTGTTGTTGGTAGTGTAACTGTGGGGGTGCCACCAGAATCAGTAGCGCCAGTTGTAATGTCCGTAGGTGAATCTGATGTAAGAACCATTCCAGTACCACCGTAAGCACCAGGATAATAATCCGCTTCATAGTGGGGTGTATTTAGAGGAATTGATGATCTGATAGCAAAATACTTAGTACCACCTGGTGCACCAGCATAGGTATAGTGGGCATGTCCAGTACCAGACATACTCCCAGTTAAAGAGTAGTTACTTGCAGGGTTACCAGTAATATTACCAAAACTCGTTGTTCCAGATTTGTTACCAACTACGGTGCTGTATGTATGGTCGTGGGCGGGAAGTTTAGCGAGGTCTAGGGTAGCCGTATTTGCTGAACTGGCTACCTTACCGTTAGTACTGATTTCTGCTGAGGTTGCCCCAACTACACCAGTTTCACCAGTTAAGTTTGGTAAGTAAAAAGTATCTCCACTGGTTGGGAATAAACCAGTGGCTGGATTAGGAAAAGAATAACCAATAGCATTAAATAATGATAGATATTTATTAGATTCGCCACTCTTAGATAATCCCTGACCGTTACACTCAAGATAAAAAGCGGCATTGGGGGATGCGGTGGTGTTATGCGTACCAGCAAAGGCAAAAATGCCACCAATGGGAATCTTTGCGCCTTCAACATCAACCGTTGTTGACAATGCCGACCAACCACCCGAGGTCGTTCTAACATAAGTAACGCCACCAGAGATAACAGTATCTCCAATGACATCCTTAGCATTAGTTGTAGGAGCAGACGCAGATGCATAGGTAACGGGCGCTGAGTTTATGATGCGCTTGTCCACAATATTTGCGTCAGTTAAGGAACCCGATGGGATACGATATACAGTCGCAATCAGAGCATCAGTACTTGGGTAATAATTAGAACCAACTAAAGGACTAGTTCCACTAGCAAGAGTGTTAGTACTCTGTGGGAGCGTAGGGTTAGTATCGTTCTCAGCGCCTGATATCAGCGTAAGCGTGGCGGTACTTCCCGCTAGACGAACCACAATGAGGTCAAACCGTGTCTGAGAGGCTACGGCGGGGTTAAAAGAAAGCGCATCAAAAGAGTAGGGCACTCCATTAATAATGGCTACACCAGCGGCAACACTTACTGTGGTGCCACCTGAAACCGTAACCCCACCGCCACTACGGATATAGTTCAGAGTGTTCCCAAGTGCTTCAAAGTCAACCGAGTCGGGTTCGGCTTGGTTAATGTTTGAATACTTGTTAGAAGACCCTGTCGCAGTAGCGTTGGGGACGATCAGTGCCATTAGTTACCTCAAACGGTGTCGTAGATGTTGGAGTGACGCACGAGGTAGTCGTACAAGTCACGGGGGAGTTTGTAGCGCTTTCCGTCTACGAACTCAAAAGTAGTGCGACCCCAATACATCTTCCATGTGCCCTTAACACGGGCAACAACGAAGTTGTCATCAGAGTTACTTGCAGTGACTGGCGCTACTGCCTTAGGTGTTTGTTCCAAGACTTCCACTGCTTCATCAATGTCATCTTGTTGTTCTGCAAAAGCCATCGTATTTTTACGCGATGTCATGGGTTTCTCCTATTGTTTGTTTTATGAAATTATTAATGGTGGGGGATTTCTCCCCCACCACCAACACTAGATTGATTCTAAGAATCAGGAAATTGAACCACCGAGGGTGTTGATAACAACGCGGGATTCGTGAGTAATAACTCCGAAGCCCCAAATTGCGTACCAAGCCAAGCCGTGTTCACGACCGAAGTCAATGACACCACCGTCACGGAGTTCAACCGGGAGGGCAATAGCGTGACCGAATGCGTTGTCACCGATCATGATGGCGTTGTAAGCGTCAGCGTTCTCCTGGAAGCCAGCCGAAGCGTTGCTGTCAAGGGTTGCGCCAAGTTCGTACAACGGGGCGCCAGACGCAGTTGCGTCCAAGCCCTTCTTGACCTGTGTGGTTTCAATGAACACGACATCGTAGATACGACCGATTTCACCGAGCATGAAGTTGCCAGGTGCGGCGTACTTCGTGACTTCAATGAATTCGGGCCAGTCGCGGAGCGAACGAGCCTGTGCGGGGTGAACGAAGCAGACATAGGTGTCGCCCAAGCGCGGGATGTTCTGACCAGCAAGAACTTCAACTGCGTCCTTGATGGAGGCAGGCGAGAGGTAGCCAGGTGCAGAAGCCGAGCCGAGGGTACCAGCG